CCATCATCGGGGTGAAAATCAAATAACATTGAATCATACAGATACAATATAAATTTGGTTTGCCTTGGTCTCAAGAAGGAATTCAGTTCAGCAAAGGTGTCTTGCATTTCTTCAAATTCTATCAATTGAAGCAGGTAATTAAATAATTTCTGTGAATTCATTTTGTCAAGGTTTCGTGACAGTATCCGCTTTTTAGTAATCGGAGATTCAATATAACCTTGAGCCTTGTACGTGCTCCATAGCTTTCGTATATACATATTAACTTTTTTAAAAAAGTCTATTTTTTCAAACTCTTCATCAATTCCACCGTATAACAACCTAAATGAAATCACCTTTGAATCGGTGTACTGCTCGGGCGTTAATTCGTCTACATCAAAATACAGCTTCCCAAGATATTTATGTGGGTTGACACCTTCGGGGAATGCGTGTCCAACCAACTCAGAAATAATCATCAAGTGATTTGCGGTGTAATCAAAATCCACAAGATATCCACTCTCATGTCTTGAAATATATTTGTTGCGGGTTTCGTCCTTTTTGTTCATTGCTGAGAAGTTGACCCCACCATATCTATTTGATGCACGACCGGTTGCCGTGAACATATTGTAGTTTGTATATGTCAGTCCTGTTGCGGTCTGCAATCCTTGCGTTTCAAGCTCCCACAAATTTTCAACTATCGTATCGTTATAAATCTCCATATAATATTTATCATCAATAAACCGCTCAAGCTCGGTCACCAATTTGCGGCAATATTCCAAGTGCTTTGTTAGTGGAATAATGCTGTTCACATTGGCAACATTATAATATTTGACGTGGAAAAATTGATGTGCGGTTGTGGAGATGTGGTCTATTTCAAGTGCTTTGTTTGTTCTCATATAATGCATCAGATTGACATCAACCAACCCATTAAGTGCAAGGGTGTGTAGCATGAATTTTTTGTCAAATACATACTTGCGATTATCAACATTTAATTGTGTCATGTAACTCGGTGGAAGGTTCAATGATTCGCTGTGCTTGAATGGTAAAATGTAGTCCGACTCGCACCCTATCAGTTTTACATACAATGCACAGATTGAGTTTTCAAGCGGGTGCAATTTGGTGTCGGACAAAATGGGTATAAGAATCCAGTCATGCTTTGCGGCACGTTCTATGAATTTATCAAATTGTGTGAGGGTTTCAACAATCATCCCAATATAACCTTTTTAGTAAATATACTACATTTTTATAGCAGATGCAACCTTTTTAATGTTTCTTCTTTTGGTGTTAATTCGTGTTGCCAATATTTCAAAATATCCAAATTGAACCTCTCCGAATCAAAATACTCCTGCACCTCTTGAAGTGCAATATAGTTGTTCTTGGAAACTACACTTTTTTCACCAACAATCAACCATTTTATTTTCAATTTTGAATAAAATGTCAATGGGGTGGAATATGCGCTATCCTTGATTTCAATTATCGGGGCGAGTTTATTATTGGCCTGTCTAACAAAATACCTATACATGAATCCACCCTTCCTATTTTTCTTAGTAACCTTTGGCTCATATGGTGTGGCAAATTTAGTTGGTGTTAACGTATTGGACGATGATGCTTTATATCGTGTGAATGCGCTTCGGGACTTCATATTGTATATCCTGCGTGGAATAATACTATCGGTTATGTAAAACTCTTCCATATCAGATGTGTAATATATGGTGTATGCAGTGTCCGGCTTGACCCACGAAACCGTAGTATATCTGAATTCATTCTCACCGGCGATTCCCGCTATTTTGCGAGTAGCACTGTCCATTATTTCTTGTAAGGTTTTCATTTAACCCTCCTGTGGCAATATTGCATCGCCCCATGGATTTCCCTGCTCTTCAGGTGCGGGTGGCCCCGTCTCACCGTCTGCCGGTTCAACATTCTGTGCAGGTTGCGCAAGTGGTGGACCCGCTGGACGTTGTGGCGGTGGGGTGTTTGGGTTCAGCTTGGACATATCAACTCTGATTTGACCACTAATTGTAGTTTTCCAACCGGAGCTATCAATTTCATGGGTAGCCGACGTTATTTGAAATAGTGTTTTTTCCTTGTATGATTTTGGGACATAATCGCTTCCAAAACAATTTCCAGGATATACTCCGCTTATACCATCCAATGTCAATTCCAAACTAAGTGGAATCAGTGGTGCCGAATCATACATGACCGAATCTTTGGGGTCACCATTGATTAAATACTTCATTGTATCCAAGTATTTATAGTCCGCCGTATTGAGCATTGTTCCATCCTCGTTATATGTTACATTTTTTAATTTTTTTGCAGATTTCCAAGCATACAGATTTTCTGCGGTCAATGTGATTTTCTTGCTTTCTTCCGTAACTTCAGTCACTGCTTCTTTAGTACCAGATGTTACTGCCTCCTCCGGTGGGTTCAACTTAGCCAAAAGTTCCGAATCGTGTGGTGGTAAGAAAAATCCATTATCGGTTTTTAGCGGCACATTTGCCGAACCAACCTTACTTCCAAATCGTATAAATTTATATGCGGGCTTCAGGTCTGCCAATATTTTATCCTTTGAACGCTTGCTCATTCCTCCCAAAGCAATTCCTTGTATTCCACCTGCTTTACCCAAGTCCGGAGTACCACTATTGCCGGAGTACATCGACGCCACCGCCATGGAGCTTGGGAGCTTGCCTGATAATTGCTGGGACAATACAATACTACCCTTTCCCCACGTAGGAAACATGAATAGTGCGCCGGTTGCATCTTCTCAGTTTGAGGATATTGCGCTTTCATTTTCAAGTAAGGTTGTAATTGAAATTGGGGTCAAGGCCATATCAATCACCTTAAGCCGTGACTCATCATCCGGCGCAGAAATCACCGACAAGTCCCATAATCCAACTTCCGTATTCATTTTCGTAAATAGAGATTTCAAAACCGATGACATATCATTGGCACCCTTGAAAATGTTGTCCATTAAATATTGCCAATTGAATAAAATGTTCCTAACATATCCATGTGTGCGAGCACTATTATGTGACGGCACTTCAGCACTTGCATCAAAAAATGCAGTTTTCGGTAAATTTAATATTGGGTGTTCCAACACATCCCGAGTACTTTTAAGATGCTGACCTGGCAATATGAAAAATTTATAATTTGGTGCCATCAATTGGGCGTGATTTGAAATGGTGGATGACCGATATGCAGTTTGTGATTCATCAATTTTATGTTTCTTCAACTCATCTTTTTCCCACGGTGGCATTTTATCCAATGCATCAGCAATGGTGATAAAATTTCCATCCTCATCCATTCACGGTTCAATGCTTCTAAGGGAACCGCCAATTTTATTGTCGGACGACAGCCAGCCCATATATCTACTAAATACGTTATCTTCCAGTCAACCCCAACTCACATAAATTTCTCGCTTTGGTGGTTCTCCCAAAAAGAATACATTGGTATTGCGAGCATTTCACTTACCGGACGTGTCTAATGCCCTATTGTGCTTCAACCACTTATCCATATCATCCACGAAATCATAAAACGAAGGTGTTGATTCTGGATTTCCAGTTTCGGTATCCATTGAAATATTTGTGGTGTTTGCTGGGATGGTTTGTTGCTTCAGCATATTAACACCAAGTGAAGTCAAGGTGGTTGAACAATCAATTCCACCATCGTCACGCACCGACCATTCATAAGAGCTAATAATTCCAAGCATAGCATCATACGTGCCACCGGATTGTTTAACTTTATCTGTTATAGCTTGATATATGTTGGTAATTGTCATATCAGAATCTGCAAGCAATGGAACGTTCGTTTTATTGTATGACCAACCCCATTCAATCAGAACGGTCTTTCCGTGCTGTAAAAAATTGGGCGTGTATTCTTCCAATTCTTCCAATGTCCAAACTGTCCAACTAATGGTTGCTTGTCGCAAGGATGACAAATTTCCCTTGAATTCTACACTTATACTTTTCACACCTGGAATTGGTCTTCAAGTTTTTGAGCCATCACTCTGTGGTCTCGTGTAAATGTCATCAAATCCAAATGCTGTGGTGCCATCGTCTGCTAATGCGCCACCTTGTATAATCCTTGGCTTGATTCCGTTATCATCGTTTGCCTCTAAGAATGAGGACATACGCAATCACGTTGCCTTTGAAAATATATTATTCATACCCGCTTTTGGTCCAGCACCGCTTGTGGTCTGCGGGTCTGCAAAGTTCGGACCTTCCCTATTCAACGTCAATTGTCTACGATGTAGTTCTGCTCTAACCTTGGAGTTGATGGGTGCAAGATTAATCATTATTAAAACCCTTTATTTATTTGTTCCAAATCGGATAATATTTTTGGTATATCAGATGGAATTCTCAATTCTATTCCAGGCTTCACAGTAAATGTGGCCTTCGTGATATCATTAGCAACCGCAATGACCCACCACAGTGAAACATCACTATAATATTTATTAGCAAGTAAATCCAACCTATCACCGCCTCCGCCTCGTGTTATTATAAAAATATCTCTATCGTCTATTTTTATCACTGGATATAGTGTTGGCTTGTACACTCTATTGTTGTCCTTATCCTTGCCTATTTTTGTATATGAATATCGTTTCATTTAATGCTCCTAATCCGGTTGATTCAATTCAGCAAATAAATCACTCAATACGGCGGCATTCTTTGCAGTTGCCTGACCTGTTCTCAATGGGTAATTATCAAACACCGGACCCGCTATCCAATCAAGCTCATAGTGTAGTCCTTTAGCATCTGGTTTGTATTTGCCGATATATGTGAAATCAATATTAACCGAAATAAATTTTGGTAGCTGAAAGTGTATGTCATATTCCCACGTGCTATTATCCTCAACCGTGATAGATACGCTGTCAAGCTTTCCTGGGGTGTCTTTCCATAAATTGCCGATTGTCAATTCCATAAATGGTGCAACCATTCTATCAGATTTGTCCCATGATGGATAACACATACCAACCAAGTAATTTAACTTCTCCCACAAGATTGGCAACTCTTGTTTTGTCTTTGGATATATTTGAAATTGGAAACTGACTTTTCTATCAACACCCTGATATGTATAAACTTTGTCCGGACGGCCGATGTATTTTTCCTCAGACCATTCGGGTGAAATGCTATCGGATATTCCGGATAATGATGCCCTGAAAATAATCCATTTTTTATTGACCTTATCATAAAATTTGAAAGGTATGAAATCTTTACCGATGCTCGGGTCTTTCCCCTTGGTTGAACCATATGGAGTTGCATTGACCTTATCAACTTTAGACGTGATATATTTTGCGTCTCCAAAATTGTCTGTGAGTGTTGCCCCAAGCTTGGTTAAATCATAATTCATGTGAACAACACCTGGGGTGCCTTGGTCACCGGTGTCCAATGATGCTTGCTTTAATGAATTGAATGCAAATGATTCATCATCCAATTGTCGGCTTTGCTCCGGACCGGCACCAAAAGAAATACCTCGTGCTTGTGCGAGTTTGTTAATCAAATCTCCACCACCACGATTGAATTTTAGTATTGCTTCCTCTTTATCAAAATGTGAAATCAGAGACGTTTTAGCCGGTTCAGGTGCTTTACCTTCCGGTGAGCGCAATCCTTTTAATTTTCCTTCCGCCCATCCATAGGGATTACGTGCTAAAATTGCCAAGTCATGCATGGCCGACTCATCAGAAACGTCAACATGCCGTCTAACATGAATTGTAGGGACGGCTGAACCAAAAATTGAAAGTGGGTTCCATGTGCGGGTTTCCGCCTTGGTGTTGAACCGTTGCAATACCAATTGTTTAGCACCAAATAATATTCCTCGTGTGGTTAGTATAAATTTCCCCAAACGTAGCTCATCGGATAGTGTCCGTGCTATGGCTGTATTTATTCCACCTCTAACAACGCCCATGTCTAAATCACCAAGAGCATCTATACCCCATCTATCACCAACATCTTTAGTAATGAAAGGCTGGCTGAATCCCAGCGTATCATCTTTTAATTGAAATTTATTGTATATTCCACCTTTGTCAAAGAATCCAGTTCCCTTCAACCTATCGCCATATTTCAAATTTCCAAATATTGAAGTATCTGAATATTTATCTAATAAATACCCACCATCTGAATATGCTTTAGTTGATGAAAATCCAAGATTATTAAAGTCCGGTGAACCGTCTCCCAATTGAGTATCAGTACTAAATTTTCCAAGAGTCAACACAGCCGAGTCTGGTGGACTCGGAGAATATTGACTTGAATATTCAGATAATGGGCTGGTTGTAAATACGCTGTTATGCGCATTTGGAACCACCATTGTTGTGTTCAATGTGCTTTGATATGTCTCATTACCAAATGGACCAGACACTGTAATCTGTGGGATGGTATGCATTTTGGAATCTAATACCATTCTGCCACTCTTAACTAACTGTGATGTAGAAGTTTTTTTAACAAATCCGGTAGGCTTTGAATGGAATCCCCAGAGTCCCATGGTTCCACTAAAATAATTTACAGTTCCTAATGTTGCACCAACCTTTACAGGCGTGCTTGCAGGAACAACGCCAATATCAAGCAATGAGTGGGTTGATGGGTGTGGCGTCAATGCGCCGTCTACCAATTCTCCACCATGTCGTCCGCCAAGTGCGCTTAGATTGGTAACGCCCCTTCCAAGTTTAATTGGTGTTGTAGCGGGCGTATCCAAGCTATCAAATGCTGAGTGTACAAGTGGATGTATTGGAAGCCCTCCAACTTCAGTTCCACCATGTCGTCCACCGAATGCGCTTAAATTGACAATGTTGGTTCCGTCTGTATGCCGTCCGCTAAGTGGGCTTGAATTAAAAACGTCCCAACCAAGTTTAACTGGGGCACCACCAAGTGATGACACACCATCCAATGATGAATGTATAGCGGGATGAACTGGAAGCCCTCCAACTTCAGTTCCACCATGTCGTCCACCCTGTGAACTAAAATTGGTTCCTGCGCCTACTGCTAAGTCACTTGTTAAATCTATCAAACCCATTATGCTACTCCCAAGTCTCCTGTTGTTTTTATTAATTTACTCATCAATTTGTCATTTTGGTCAAGCAACTTTTTATTGAAATCAACCATCTGTGTTAATAATTTATTTGTCTCGGTCATGTCCGTTGAAGATGACCCCACGTTTGCTTCTTGCTTCAATTGGTTCGGCTGGCCAACAAATTCACCCTTGTGAACCTCCGCCATGCCTGTTTGTTTTATAGTGCCTCCACCTGCTAATTTAGGAGCGTCCATTGGCGTTGGGTTTGACCCACCGAAAAAATCTCCAATTAAATTTCCAACAGAAGCTATCTTATCAATAACCCATTGAATTGGGGCGAATGCGGTTATGAACATATCTGCAATCCAACCACCCACAGATTTTATAGTGTCCCACATGCTTGTTACGCCGTCTGCAATTCAAGAAAATGCCTGCCCAGCTACAACTTTAACTTTATCAAAATTTTTCCATAATAGATACAATCCAGCGACCAGTGCAACAACCCCAAGAACTATTGCTGGGATACCTGTGGCATTTAATGCAATTGCAAGTGCTCCTGCGGCGGTTGTTGCCAACCACGTAACTGCAGTCCATGCGCCCATTGCTATGGTTCCAATGCCGGTTGCTATGCTCAAAGCCCCTTGGGCCAATGTTCTTGCTCCTGTTGCTACGGTGGATGCTACCATTGCGGCAATATTTTTGTAAGTTTCTGCGCTTGATAATGTAATCCAAAACACACCAAGTTTGTCGGCCATGGCTGATGCTCTACTAACAACTATTTTTGACCACATGGTTGCTATGTATGTTCCAAGCCTACCTATATTTTTTACAAGTGCCGAACCCTTTAAATTTTCCCACATCAGACTGGCTTTTGATGCTATACTATCCTTTATAGTGGCCAGTGCTTTTGACCACATTTCTTTTATGTATATTCCAAGTCGCTTGGTATTTCTCACAAGTGCAGACCCTTTTAGATTCTCCCACATCGTACTTATTTTTGATGCAGTCCCATCCTTTTGTGTCACGAAAATCTTTGACCACATTTGTTTTACATACGCTATAATGGATTTGTATGTTGATATAATTGAGTTTTTAAACCCGACCATGCCCGCATAAGTAGCTTCAAGAATCGCTGGTAAAAATACTGCTGTCAATATACCACCAACCCACAATAGCGTTTTACCGATGATGCTCAAATGTTCAATAATTCAATTAATAGGTACAAACATCAAACTCAATGTCTTTGTAATTGCTTGATATGCCGAATCTACCGCTTTCAACACATTTGCTTTTGATTCTTGCACTGCAATATCTTGTACAGTCATCTCACTAATTTTCTGTTGGTTCATAATCATTTTGGACAATTCATCCACACCAACACCAATTGAATCCGCAAGTGCTCTACGTTGGATTACGTTCATCGCTTCAAATTCTGATTGACTACCAACCAATGACAAGACCTCTTGCTGAAGTCCAACCATGTCACCCGAGAATGCCAATCCACGAGCCTTGTCTAAATTTATATTTCTACCCAATAATACAGATGCTTCCATTTGCTTTTCAATGGAGCCTTCAAAGTCTAATAATGAATCTGCTATTTTGGCTGTGGTTCCCAAGCTCAATCCAAGCTTGCGTGCTTGCACTGCGGCAACCCCTAAATTTTTTCCTCCATCCTTAGCAAAGGATGCAAAGAACTCCGTGTTCTCAGCCATGTCTTCCAAAACAGCCGCTGGAGCCACGCCTTCTGCTCTTGCAAGCTCTCCGACCATCCCAATGGTACTTTGTGCCGCTTGTGCTGTTAAGCCTGATACTGCCATCATTTGTGACATTAATTTTGCAGTAGAGTCTGCGGATATTCCATATTGAAATGATAGTGCTTTCATGCCTATCAATGTTTCATTTGTTATCGTATCAAGAGTTCCGAACTCACCTAATAATGCCTTGGCTTCATCTCCTGCAATCAATAGACCAGGACCCAATTTTGCAACTTGTGCATATGACAATCCCGATTCGTTTGCAAAATCTGCCATTTTTTTAGCCGATGCAACGATTCCCACTCCAATAGCCAAGATACCAACCTTCATAGCAGTTAGTGGATTTTGAACGATGCTCATTGCAGTTGCTTTTACATCATTTCATTTATCATTCATAGCCTTAACTTTTGCATTCATCTCATTTGTTTTATCATTGGTCAATGATTGAAAATCAGCGATTTCCTTAAAAGCTTTAACTTGGTCAATATAAAAATCAACTTGGTCAATCAAAGCCTCACCAAGTTCCGTATTTGACCCTGTATAATTTTTTTGTATAAGTTGACGCTTTTCTAATAATGCATTTAATTGATTTGAGGTATCTACCGCACTAAACTGTTCCGTTCCGATTTGCTCTTCTGCTCTAACCATAGAGATTGCCAAATCCCGTTGGTCTGTTGCCAAATCATTAACCAGCTCATGAGTTTTAGTTTTTCGCTCAGCGGTATCAACAACACGTCGGGACAAGTCTGCATAATGATATTCATTCTTTAAAATTTCTTTTTGTTTATCTGACAGTGACCCAAATTCACGAGCCAACTTTCCACGCATACTTGCTTGTTTACTAACTTGCTTTTCAACTTGTCTATTTTGGGACAATTCCTCACGCTTCAGTTTCAATTGTCGCTCGTATGTGGCAAGCTGAACCTCCTGCTTGGCAGTGATTCCAGCTTCAAGCTTTGACTTTTTCTTCAATTCATCAATTTGCGCTCTAATCTCTACAGTTTGCGCTCTTAATATTTTGAGGTCAGCGGAAGTTTTTTCATTTACTTTAGCCACATGATTTTCCTAATTTATTTTTTGCCTACTATAACATCTCAAGATTTGTTAGCCTTGTCTAACGACTTCTCAGCCTTGGCCAATTTCTTTTTTATTTCTTTTTTATGCTTTTTTAATTCTGGATGATTTTTAACAAATTTCTTTGCCGCATCTTTATCATTCTTGATAATAAATACCAAAAATTTATCAATGATATCCAGAATTCCCTCGTCTAATTTACTCATACTTTTCTCCAATTAAATCTGCAATTATATCAGCGACAATATCTGATTGCTCATCATCTATGGCATGTAAGTCTGATAAATAATGCCCAAATAGATGTCTCGCTTGATATACGGAATCGCATGATTGCTCTTTTATTCGTATGAAATGTGGTGGATTGGTGGTATCGCATTTATCATCAATAAATGCAGGTTCAATGTTCGGAACGTCTATTGAGTATACATCACACAGTCGTTCAAATTCAATCTTAATTATTTCATACGAACTCATAGGTTGTTCCTAACATATATAAATATCAGTTTTCCAAATTTTACTTAGCCCAAGATGGTTTGGTATGTGGGGAATCTTTTTTGGTTGCATCATCGTTCCGCTTTTGCTCCTCAGCATGAGTTTTCTGAATCTGCTTTAAATAGAAACGACGGAGCCACACAGGCATAGAATATACCTCTGAATGTGTGAATCCGCCCTTTCCGTAGTAACACAAGTTGTAAATCTCCTCGTGTACAATTACCTTATACTCTGGTGGAAGGCCAAAAAAATCGTACCGTCATTGGGACGGCAACCTCCTCTTCGTATGCACATAATGAACATTCGAAGTTATAGCTCATGTCTATATCCGGAGTGATTGATTTTAAATATTCTCGGAGTGCTAATGAATCCACGGCAAGAAAAGTTGTATCTACAAATTTGTTGATAACTGCCCGCTCGGTCTTACCGTCAACCTCAATCAATACCTTCTTCAAGCGAGTTGTGACTTCCTTCTCTGCCTGTCCCTTAGAAAGCTTTTTCAACGCTTTCAATTCAGCATCAATATCTCGCTCATCCGATTGAGTGAGCAATTTGAATTTGATTGGTATTTTTGAATTTGGGAGTGTCCACGAATACTCATTTACTCCCTTTTCAAGACCATCAAAATTGATTTTCTTTTCTTCCAATGTGGTTAAATCCACAGTGTCCTTATTATGCTCTGCACATGCAGGGCAGTCTAACTCAAAGTCATAAGCTTTGCCATATCCTAATACACGGGCCGCTACCATCAATGCATTTTTGTCACCAATCAGCATTGAATCCAAATTAATGGATTTGTCAACAACAAGAGACTTTAATAACTTGTCGATAACCACCCCCCTCCGTATTAAATTTTGTGAGGTTAATATATCTTCGTGAGATGCATTCATATACATCATTTCTACTTCACCCGATGCCAATGGATTGTCTTCTGGGTAGAAGAATCCTTTGGATGGAAGTGAGATTATCTCGCTTGGGTATTTAGTTTCTGCCATGGTATAACTCCTTTACCGTTTGTTTTAATTTATTGTAATCAAACGAATCCTGCTCAACCCTCAGAAACGTACACTGTAGGTGTTCAGTTATTTCGTTTTGTCTCATTGCATCTTTTTCTTTTTGATAGCTGTGATACGCTTCATCTCATTCTATTACCAAATTTAATTCTGGTACATAAAAATCAACCCAATATCCCAACTGTTTAATATAAAACTCGCCGCCATTTTCGGCATGTTGTCCATTTAATGATAATTCTGAATTGAGCCTGTCAAAGGCAATGCACGATGTTTCATTATAGTTCGGAAAATTTTGCCCATATTTTCGCTGAATGTTATTGATTTGCGCTAATCTCAATTTGCGCTTGTGCTCATCTGATTTAGGGATTCCTTTGAATCTGGCACTTGTTTCCTGCTTGTCCTTGGCCGACATTTTCCTACCGAATCCTGGGTGGTCTTTTCCAAATTTTCCATATAATCCGCTCTTTTCACCGACATTTGTACCGATACTATTTTTACTCATAAGAGCTAAAGTTTCTTTTGTGTGGGTTTTACCATACATCGGATTCCGGTTACCAGATATTGCGCACGGTCTACATGCCGTATTTTTTGCTATGGCACGAGCCAACAAATATTTATTAGAATACGATAGCTGAATATTACAATTTGGACAGTTCCGAGAAAACTTACTCATTATCTTCTATCCAAGATTTCAATAACGATTCCACCAACATTGATTTGTTGATACATTTCTTCCCTGCCAATTCCTTAAATTCCTCAAGAATCTTGTCGTTTATAGACACGGATAATAATTTTTTGTTTTTTGTAATATGTGTTGCCACCACTTTCTCCTTATATTTCTACATATAAATATAAGAAAGTTTTATTTTCGTAACTTATTTGTTAAAACTTTATTTTGGCATGTTTCCGCTGATACCCTTTGACCAGTTACCATTTCACTTTTCATTGGGGTAATTTTTGATACAATATTTTCAAATTTGGGATGAAAGCTTGTCAAGTTGAGTTGACATTTTTTGCAAATCTTTATCTCCGTTGGGGTGACTCTTGGATATGTTGGGGACATTCAACATCTTCGAGACATTTCTAATAGCCTCAGCACCATCAGACATATGATACATAGCGTTCTTTAGCTCTCCGCTGTGTAAAATATCACCAAGGGATTCTATCTCGTATTCCTTCAACAATTCTTCCTTAATCATTTGTCGCAGTTCGGATTTTTTCATTATGCTCCCTTTGTTGCTTAAAAGCGGCGGCACCATGTTCTATACCATTACCGGCTACATACAAACCCCACACGACTTGAGTGAAATCTGCTCATTGGTCAAAGGTTGCTAAATCTGTAAGGAACAATATCGCTGTTGCTGTTGCAAATAATACGGATGCTCCTGTTAATTTTCGTTGCTGTACGTTCATTATTTACTCCTTAACATATTTCTTAACTTTTCCCCGTGGAATCAATACAAAATATCCACCGTCGCCAAAATCACTAAGGAACATATATCCATTAGTAGTGTAATCCTTACCCAAATATTTCGCATCTTGGTGCCACTCACCGTTAGTGGCATTGTATACTTCATACTCCTGACCCTGTTTGAACGTCGCTTCATTCAAAAGCTCTTCTTTAATCATTTGACGCAGTTCGGATTTTTTCATTTACTGTCTCCCGATTAGAATTGAAGTATCCAGTAGTCAGCACGAAGTGTCAAAGAAACCTCTGCAGGTTCGCTTGATGACCAATCTAAATCTGAAAAGTTTGCTTCCTGAATCCAACATCCTTTACCTGTCCATTCTTCAACTTTGTCTCCAACTGGACCCAGAACATCAATTGTGACATCCTTCTTATAAAAATCAGAGTAGCCATCTCGGCCTGTTACTGATTCGTGTGATAGACGAACCCATTCCATGACAGCCTGTGCGGCAGAAGGAACAACTGGTGCATACAATGTGATTTCAATCGTACCCCATTCTCCTTTACCTTTCACATATCGCTTGACATTCATGTGTTCTAATGTTATCTCTTCAAATGTAATAGTTGGTCTATTAGCAGTCTTGATTAGATATGCTGGTAATCCCTCAACATACATGATGAAACGGTTTGCTACCTGTGGCTCAAACGGCGTAAACATTATTTCTGAAGGGTCAATTAAATCTGCCATGTATTTTCTCCTAAAAAAGTTTGTGTATTCATATTCATATATAAATATCAAAAACTTAAAAAATATGACAGACTGTATTAATTTCGTCTTAGAAGTTTTTTAGAAGTTTTATAAAAACAAAAAACCCCACCGAAGTGGGGTCTTGGCTGTAACGAGAAGGAAAAGCTTTAATAATTGTAGTCGTAGAATTCTTGCGCTTTGCCAATTGAAACTTTAGTATCTCCGGCGGCGTAGTATCGACCATCAACACGGAGCCAAGCCTTTATAGTGGGATTGGCAGGGTTTGATTTAAGTTCCCACTCTTGAGTGTGATTGTCAAAATGTGCCGCAAATCCACCGACGCCAATCAATTCAGCATTCTTAGTTCGTTCAGCGTCCATCTGACGAATGGTGATTGATTTGCGAGACTTGGAGACACCGATTACCTCAAAGGCATGAGAGTCTGAGTAGTAACATCGAGTTGCCCCGACGAACTCCCCACGCTCAACCTTTTCAAAAAGCGGTTCCAATTTAGTAAGTGCTTTTGGCTGTCGGCTGTCTGAATATTTGTCATAGATGCTCATATTAATTACCTCTTTATAAGTAGTTTGGGCCGGTCCAAGCAAACCAATTTTGCGACTCAGCATAGATGGAACCACGAACGTGTTTGGCCGGTGCTCGATATGAAGCGGCCTTGAAAACATCACCCTCTTTATAAGGGAGTCCTTTAAATTCACCATCGGCCTTGGCAATGAAGCCCCAAACTGAACGGTCAGAAATCAGCTTATCAAATTTACGACCAGCGGATACTGTAATTTCCTGTGGCTCTTGATATGTAAATCCTGCGGTGAAGCGTGAATAATCCACTCGAATTCCCTCTATCAATCGCTCTATTGCTTCCTCATACTTTGACATTTTTAAATCCTTTATTTTAGTTAGCTTTCTCATTACGTTAGTAAGTTAATACCACACAATGAGAAAGCAAGGACTTTTTAATTAATAATGAAATGCTCTGTGCTCAGCAAGACGTAAATGTTGTATTGCCATATATATCCGAGCATAATTTTGTCTTAATTCCATTTTCAAACTTGGGAATTTTTCCCTCACCAACTCATATAATTCCATTAAATCAATGTTCATTTTACTCCTCCGAAACGGTTATTGGCTCCACCCAAAATTTTGGTTTTGAATTGCGGTCGGCGGATACTATCCGTGCCTGTCGCTCAAGAGTATCCTTCCGTGAATTTGCAATGTCTCTTGTAGCGTAAGATGTTCCAGTTGAATAGGTGTCCTTGTCACCTTTCGTGTTCTGTCTTAGGATGATAAATACTTTTCTCATGGGATTCCTTTCAATTTTTGGTTGAAATCAACTTACAAAAAAATTCATCCGAAGTCAAGAGCTCTCTGCTATATGTAATGAATTTTTACCCTTGTCATCAATCAACCCTCTTTGCACATTCGGGTCCAATACCTGAAATGATTGATTCTGGCACGGTTAATTTCCGCCCACATCTACCGCATGTACCTGAATGAAATATTGCTATCAGGGATGACAACCGCTGAGTAATGAGTTTGCTAAAAATGTATTGAAATACTTTTTCTGACTGTGCGGATGCCGCTATTTTGCTCTTTTTACCATGATAGTAATCTTTTGAATTGAAAATTGTTCCCAAATATTGATATGAATCGGTGCCGGACATTACTGACACAAAATGAACAGTCGCATCCTTTTCCTTGGGTTTGCGGACTTTGAATGTAAACCTGTTTCTGGATTCAGTATTTTTAACGGTGAAGGTTGAATTTCCCGCTAAAATATACTTTAGTGCATCGGTTTGGGTTAGTGCGGTCATATTGTTGGTCTCCTCTTCCATGTCACAATATAAGACTACACATATCCCAGTGCAAGCATAAAAATAAAAAAGCCCCGAAAAAATCGAGGCTTTAGGTTTATATTAGGTTGTATTGTTATGCTGAGAAAGTAGCTCCTGTTGGCATGACTGTGAAATCAAGCACTATGAATTCCGCTGTGCGGGTAGGCTGAATCCAAATCTGACCAATAAGCTTGTTACGGTCAATTACCTCTGGGGTATTGTTACTCTCGTCCATGATAACTCGGAAAGCGGTCAAACCACTATTCTGTTGCACTGACTCAAGATATGGATTAACCATATTCAAGAAGCGTGTACGTGTCACAGAATCGTTGCCTTCAAATACCAAGTAACGACTTGAAGATGCAATGTATTTCTTCAACTTAATTAAAAGTCTACGAACATTGATTCTATCAAGAGCCGATGGCAATGATTGAAGTGTCTTCTGACCCCAAGCTACTGTTCCTTGACCTGGGAAGGTTGCGATTGGATTTACACGGTTCTCGTATAAGTCGTCACGTTCTTCATGTGTCAAGCGTGTCTTAGGTTCAAGCACGGTTGTAAGACCTCCACGATTCAAGCCTGCGGGTGCAAACCATTCGTGAGAAACCTTATCGGTGTATGCAATAACACCACCCATTACAACTGAAGGTGGAACCCAGAGTGGCAATGCTGTGTTTCTATCCACAATCTTAACCCATGGATAGTATGTTCCTGCATAGTTAGTGTCCAATGATGCGATATTATTTGTTGCGGTTGAAACACTATCGTCAATATCCGATGAATCCATTGGATAGAATGTGTCTCCACGAGCCTCAATTTTCGTAATAGCATGATTGGTTACCGAGCTATGGAATTTGTGAAGTACCCCAGGAATCAACATCAAATTGA